GTCACCACTTTCATCGAGTCAGGTATGACAGCAATATCAATTTTGAGATGGTCCATGATAAGGAGTGACCCATCGAGTGCTTTGCGAGCACGAAGTTCGACCGTAGCTTGTGGTCCACCTATTTTGATCTTAATCATTGGTTGATAATTCCTGGACTAGCTGTTGTGTCTTTAATATTTTATTGAGGTCTCTTTCAGTAAACTCTCTTTTGCGGAACTCTTCTAGGTAGTTTCCCACATCTACTAATTTTTGCTTAAGTCTACTAAGCTCTTCGTTTAAATAAACTTTTAATTCGAAACCATCATCGGCGAAGCCAGTAATGTATCTATTAAGCAATTCTTTTTGTTCGTGCAATAAATCTGTATACTTATTATTAAATTTTTCAATAAAAGAACGATAGNCTGCGTCGGAGGGCTGACTCATTCTGTTAATGGTTGCTTGCTCGAACAACACTCTCTTCTTGACTGCGGTCTTAGAATTAAAAATAGCGTTAATAGATGCCAGCGATTTAAAGTTAGGAATAAAGTTCGACCATACTTCTTGACCAACATTTTTATTTATTGCTGCGATTAAGCGCGACTGCGCATTAAAGATTTCTTTTTCATCAAGCTGTTTATAGACAACCTTCGTTTCGAAGAGAATTTTCTCTGCAATATTCTGTTGCATGTTCTTTGTCTCAAGAAGATTTTTGTATAAATGTAATTCTTGGTTTAACAAAGAGCTGCCAGAAAAGTGCTCTTTTATTAATGCGACGATCGTTGCCTTCTTGTCGGAATCTATCGCAACGATCGCTTTTGTCAGTTCTCGGGAGAGAATTTCATAGATAAAGGCAGTGTTTCTCTTTTTATTATGTCTCATCTTTTGATGTTTCCTTCGACTCCATCTGACGCACTAGCATACGCACCTTTGTTGTGTTCTCGAACAAAGCAACTTCATCCTTGTTATAAATAGGTAGTTTTTGCTCTTCTAGACCAAATCTAATATCTGGCATGTCACCCATAGGATTTCCTATGCTTGAGCCAGCATTCTTACGATAAGTAGAAATCTCTATTGGTATAGCTTCTTTTCGTATACGACGACGACGTGGACCGGGGGTGCCCCTTTTTCGTGCATCAGCCGTAACTGGTGTGTGTGGGGCGCCTTGATGCTTGTTCTTCCCCGGATTATCTTCCCGGCGTCCTGGTGTTGCTAGAAGCGCTGTGTCTTCGCCGCCTTCTCCACCGAGTTCTCCTCCTTCAAGCTCTCCACCGAGTTCATCGCCACCTAGATCGTCGCCCAAGCCCAAGTCATCACCACCACCGAGGTCACCGAGACCATCGCCGCCGCCCTCAAGGGCTCCTTCTTCTGCGAGACCTTCAAGTGCTTGCTGATATTTGCGATCATAAAACGTCTCGCGCTGATTCCTGAGAAATTCATCGTCTGACAGACCTAGTATGTTTTGTGCGACCCAGCGCTTACTAAATGTTCCTTCAGGTACGGATCCTGCCGTATCGAATTTTGTTCTCATATATTCTAATTGCTGCAGCTCTGCTAACCTAGACGGATTATTTAAAGAGATTTTAAAAGATAGGAGATCGGCGTCGCGGTAGCCTAGAGTATAAAGATGGACAATGGCCATCTTCTCTAGTTCTGATACTAAAGATCTCTGCAATCTATGGATTGTGCGCGCGAAGCGTATATCCTTTTGAGCCAATGTGGTTTTATCTTCGGAGGCGCCCTCAAGATTTGTAAGGTATGCCTGGGGGATTTTGATGGCGGAGAAAAGTTTATCCCGCAGATATTTAACATCTTCAATATCGTTGAGACTAGCAGCACCCTGGAGCGAAACAATATCGGAACCTACACCGCCTCGCATTGGAATGAAATAATCCTCTTCTAGAGAGAGAGGGTTATAACGCAGATCGACGCGACCCGTGGCAGCGTCGACCAAGGTGTTCCGCTTCATTTCGGATTTAACTTTTTCCATATACTGGGGGATATCTTGTGGGGGGATGTTTCCAACGTCGATTTTGAAGACTCGGCGTTCGGGCGCTCGAACGACGCGGTAGGCGATCATGGCATCTTCTAATAGCGTGAGCTGGCGCCAGATTCGACGAGCAGGGTCTAGAACCGATGTTCCGTATGGGGAATAGCGATCGTTGCCAAGAATGCGGAAGTGAGCAACCTGCCAGTTCTCAAAGGTCATCCCGGGACCGTTCCACTGATATTGGATGTAATTGGGGTTTGTTTGATCCTGTCCTTCGAGTCTTTCTACCTCACTACCGGGCATCCCGATAACTGATGTGATCCCGAGGCGATCGTCAATATCCATGTACAAAAAGAAATCGCCGTATTTGCACATCGAGCGCGCCCAGCCAAAACTATTGAATTCTATATTAAGCGTATCATAAAAAAGTGATTCTAAAATTGTTTTAATTTCATGATTCAAGCAGTCAATGTTTAGCAGACGATCGTACTCATTCGATGTTGTCATTTCATCTGCATAAATATCAAGAGCCGAAGCGATCTCGGGCATGTATTCCATCTGTTCAAAATCGATGTAACGTTCGGCGCGGTTCTGATTACGGAATGCAGCCGAGGTCATCATGTTATAATTCTGAGAATAATTATTGTCCGAGCGTTTGAACTCTTGTCCGCTCATCGACATGAAACGATAACGGTATTTGTCTAAGTTATTGCGTCGGTCTTGTCGCGCAACCTGTGTGCGGTAATTGACAATTGGTCCAGACAGAAGTCTGGTCAATCTTTTGAATAGCGGCGATGCCGGGTTTCTTGTGTTCTTATCTCTACTTGCCATTTTTTAATCCTAGCCTTTAATTAAACCAATATATTGTTCATTAAGCTCTATAGCTTCTTGAGTTGCTTGACTGTCTTTAGCCATTGTATGTCCTGTCATTCCAGGTATAGTTGTGGAAATATTAGTTTTTGCTGTACTAATAGCTGAAACGAACTGTCTGCTGTATTCCACATTCTTTTGACTTTCGACAATCACAGTATCCCTCACCCAGCAACCAATTGCGAACGACATAACCAAATCGTCGTTATAGCTTCTCATCGCCTGTGGTCGACCAGAGTGCCAAATAAACGTTTTCATTTCGGATAGCAGACGATTAGAGTTAATTTTAATTAGTTTGTTTCTCATAAACTCTTCCATCTTGGCTACAATAAGCGGTCTCGTCTTCGAAGAGGTAGTAAAGCCCGGGATAACATTTGATTGCCATTGAGCTGTCACTGGATCTACGTATTGGTGGTCGCCCTTTCTAGAGTGATATAAGTTAGAATACCCTTTATCGAGCAACTTTTTAAGTACTGCGTAGCCTATATTGTTGTTTTCTATGACTAACATGGGATTACCATACTCTCCACAAACATTATATAAGATGTCGGCAAAATCATCTGGCGTTGGTTTGCCAATGTATTCAGCGATCACTTCCATCGTTTCTAGCTCAAATATGTGAAAGGCACTATTGTCTTTCCCGTCGCCCCTGGCAACGTCAGCGACGATCAGGTGAGGTTTCTGAGCATCATGCTTTTTCCAAATCCAATAATTTCGATCGAAGCCTGTACGGTATTCTGGCGCTGTCGTTCTCTCCAAATACCATTGGATATCATCTGGGTGGACTACTGTCTCGCCTGAAACATTAAAGTTACACTCTAACTCTTGCGCGATCTGGCGCTTGGACATGTTCTTGGTTTCTTTTTCAAACCATTTCTTGCCGCGATCGGGGTGGACGTCCCACAGAAGCGTTGTCATATAAAAGTCGTTGGTGCCTGCTTCAGATTCGACGCAATTCTGATGGAACCAATTGCCAACACCGTTAGGGGTCGACAATGCTATGCAGCGACCACCAGTTGATAGTGTGGGATAGAGTGCAGTCCACAGGTCGCTCAGCTTGTCAACGTGGGCAGCCTCATCAATTACCAATAGAGACAGAGCCTCAGAACGTCCGGCGTCGCCAGAGGTTGAGGATCCTTTGATCTGCGAGCCATTGGAAAGCTCGAATGAAGTGCGATTATCAACCTCAATATCTGAGATGCGCATCCAGGCGGGGAGGTTCTTAATTATTGCTTTTACTTTTCTAACAAGGTTGGTGGCTGTCTGCAGCTTTGTTGCCACCACTAGAATATTCTTATCGCGATGGAAAAGCATAAGCCACGCGATGTATGCTGCGGTAATCGTGGAAATTCCAAGCTGGCGCGCCTTGAGAATTATATTAAAGCGATAATCATTAAAATCTTTCAGCAATTCTTGCTGATAATCATATGCTTTAAACGGGATCAGTCCTCGTTGGGGGTGAGATATGCGGCAGTAGTTTGTCGTAAAGTATACTGGGTCTTTGCCGGCTTTTACAACTTCCTTTAGTATCTCTTTTTTTGTTAAAGCATTCCCCATAACATCTGCTATTTACCTTTACGGGTATCGTTGGGCGGTCGCTTGTTCTTGGGACTTTGGTTGAGCCATGTCTTAATGGCACTATCCAATCGATCTTCAGCCGAAGGCTCATTTATGTTTTCAACTTCTTTGATGCCGCCAATGCGATAGTCACAGTGAGCTTGTACGTCTGTACGATAGTTAGAGATGCGCTGCACTAATATATAGGGCTCCCCTTCCATCGTCAATGAGAGTCCATTGCCAGTAATTGCCTTGTATTCTTTTTTAAGAAATTTTACTATCTCTTTTAGCTGGCGCCCAATGTCGTCTTCGAAACCATTGCTCTGCACTTCTTTAATGCGAACCTCTCCTTGGTACTTTACTCTAAGTACCGGACCATGGAAGCTGACGCCAAACCCGTCCATAACTCTGCGGTCATTGATAAGATGACCCTCTTCTCTTTGGAGCCCTACTGCTCGGGACTTGCCGTCAGCCGAGAGTGACTCATCATGCGCGCCATCATATGCGTTAGCGGCGGCCTGATTGATTCCTTGAATAATTTCGTATACTGTTGCCATGTTATTTTTCCTTGTTAGGTCTCCAACCGGTTGCCCATCTTTCTTCTCGATCCTCGACATACTGTATATAGCACTCGAAGCAAGCCTCAAATTTATTCATATACAAATCATCTTTGGGACGAAAAGAATATTTTTTACAAACAGGACAAGTCCTATTATGGTCTCTAGTAAGTAGTTTTTTGTTTATTAAAAATCCGTCTTGTTCTACTTTGTCCTGTATATCAGATAATTTAGCAAATTTCTGGCGCTCCTCAAGTGACTGCTGAATATATTCTTTTTCTTTGTCTGGCGACCAGAACCGGCGAGGATTATTGATTGCTTCTACTCCATACTTCTGAGTTATAGCTTGTTCTAGCTTCGCAATATATTCTTGTTTGTCGCTCACTGTTTTACAATTTCCGTCGATAATGCGAAGATTCCTAGAGAGGTAAGGGTTCCTATTCCAAATCCCAGAGCTACCATAAAGGGCTCCTTGCCAGGATTTTGTTTTATGATGAGTCCCTGGAGAAGATCGTTCTCGGATGCCTTAAGAATCATCATTGACTCATACTTGTCTTTCCAAGCGTCAAGCTCAATGTCTTTATAATCCAGAAGAAGTTGATACTTCTCTTCCTGGATTTGTAGCTCGTAACTAATTCTCAGATCGCACTCAACATCTTCAAACTTTCTCTCAGACATTATCTTTGCAGCGGCAGCGAATGATAACAAGACTCCCGGGAAGGGAGCGGGGTCGCCAGACTCTAGGGAGACGATGGCGTAATCTTCTACTTCCTCTGTCTCGGGTTCTTCGGCAAACGCAAATGTCGGACATACCATAAAAGACATTATATAAAGTGATAGTATTTTTCTAACCATTTTTTATTCCAAAAGCTTCGGCTAGTTCCCTAGCTAGCTTCTCAGGATCATTATAGCTCTCATCAACAATTCTTTTAAGTTCTGCTTCTTTTTCTTTGCTCAGGTCTTCGCCTCGTTTTTTATACTCTTCTTTGATTTCCTCGGAGCGTTTGAAATGCTCTTTCAGTCTAATGTTCTTTTCGGTTATCTCGGTGTTGTGGATATGGGCTAGCGTTTCCATTTCTTGATCGTGGGCGTTACGCTTGATATCTATCAAATCTAGCAACTTTGCTATAAAGGCGCCGTTCTTTGTTAAGAGGAATAACAAGAATGCAACAACTATTCCCATAACAAATATAATAGCCCACCAAAACTTCTTCGCCCATAACCAGGACTTTTTAGCTATCAGTTTTGCCTGCGGGAGTGTCACTCTTTTAGTCCTTTTAGTTTTGCGACTGCATCAACAACGGTTTGACCGCCGATATAAACTGTTGTAATTATTACCCAATCACCCGATGCGAGATCAGCAAACAATAGCAAACCGGTGGCAGTGCCCCAGGCCATCAATTTACGAGAGACCAGCTTGTCTAGTGCTTTATCAATTAAATGTTTCATCATGGCTCCTTTCTTCTATCTAGTATAATTAGGTCACGGAGTTTAAGTATGTCTAAACAGGTTCAACTTAAGTTTAAAAAATTATTGAAGAAAGCTGAATTTGTTCATGCTGATCTCGAATACCATGAAGAACTGATAACAGAAGCGAAGCAGGGATTTTTTGCTGTGGTAGAAGAAACGTTTAGCTCTTTGCCTGCCGATATTCGTTCCAAGCTAACCGAGTACAGAAACAATCAGGTTGCCAAGCAACAAGAAGGAGTGATACCTAACAAGACCTCTGCAGGGGATCCTGAGCTACAACGAGATATGGTACAAAACAAAGAAACTCTCTACAGCCCAGACCATCCGGAGGGGATAAACTTAAACCCTGATAATGTGGACGAGCCGACGGATGTCAAGAGCGCGGAAACCAAAAGACTGTTTCATAAGATCGCCGCTATAGCACATCCTGATAAAGCTAGCTTGAAGGGATTACATCCAGCAGAGGTCACCAGACTAGAAGAATTATTTAAAAAGGCCACCGAAGCGTATAATAGTAACAACTGGTATATTTTATATTCTGTTGCGTCAGACTTAAATATCGAGATCACGGATCCTAGCGGTGATCACATTGATTGGCTAGAGGAAGATATAAAGAATACTTTTGGACGAATTTCCGACATCGCGTCAAGGGTTGCATGGGTTTGGTATACCGGCAACGGTATCAGTAAGAATCTTGCTTTAAGAGACTACTTTAAACAAATTTACAATTACTCGCTGTGAGCTATTGATTTACCCTAGCGTAGCCGCCTGCCTTATCAATTGTAATTTCCACGTCCACAATATCTT